CTGCGATCTTTGACATCGACGTGGACGCGATTGCGGACAAGGCTCGTGCCGCGACGGACAAGATCATCAAAAAGCGCGAGACACTGGCTGCCGCAGAGCTGCGTATTGAGGAGAGGCTGGAGAGGGACAAAGCGAAGCTTGCGGAGAAAGCCGAAACATCCCGCCAGAAAGCTCTCGCCAAGGCGGAGGCGGAGCGGAAAAAGCGCGGCATCTTCTACCGCGACGACGACACCGAGCGAACCTCGGGTCACGCTTTCGGAACCTCTGTCGGTCGAATGTTCGGCAGGGGTTCTCGCAATAATATCCTGAACCTGTTCGGTCGCTCCATTGGCGGCCTCGCGGGGATCATGAAAACGACCACCAATGCCGCTCAAAGCCTGTTCAAGACGTTCATGGATGGCGCTTCCTCTTTGGAGGAGGGAGCATCGAAGATGCAGCGAGCCGGAGCTGGGTTCTCCGCACTCGGATCTAGGTTCGCGACCATGGCGGTGAGCCTGCCAGCGACTTTGGCGGCGGTAGCGGTAGCTGTTGTGGCCCTCTCAGCGGCGGTAACGATACTCGTGACCGTTGTCTCCGCGCTCATCGCGGTTATCTCGTCCCTGATCGCAACCGTCCTATCCGCACTTGTGGCGGCTCTGGCTGTTGGTAGCGCGGCGATCCTCGCCATGGTTGCTGCTAGTGGTTTGCTGGTTGTTGCGTTCACCTCCATGACGGAAGCCCAGCGCAAGATGCTGGGTATGTCGTTCGCACCGATAAAAGAGCAGATCACTGGTCTTGGGCAGGAGGTTCTAAAGGGCCTAGTCGAACCGATGAACCAAGGGACTACTTCGGTTGAGCGATCCCGTAATGCGTTCCAGGTGTGGGCCGACAACATCTCTAGAGCACTCCCGCAAATCTCCCCTCTAGCTAGGGCGATGGGCACCGCTTTCGCGGAAGCTGGCGCCACGCTGACCAAATCGTTCTCTGGCCCGGGTATGCAGATCTTCTTTAGGTCGCTGACTAAGTTCCTGCCCACGATCACCACATCACTGGCGTCGGCTCTTGGGGGGTTCCTGAACGGTTTCGGGGCGATGTTCGGCGCCATGATGCCGTACGTACAGAGGTTCTCGGACTATTTGAACCGAACCGCTACGAAGTTCTCCGAGTGGGCTTCTAGCGCTAAAGGGCAGAACTCGATCAAGGACTTCATGGACAGGGCTTCCGAATCCTTGATGGTTTTCTGGGGGTTAGTGAAGGAAGTCGGCGGCCTGATGAAGGACGTGTTCTTCTCGAAAGAGGCTCAGGGCGCTGGCAACGACATGTTCAAGGGCATGACCAACTCCATCAAGGATCTCCGCGACTTCATAAAGAAAGCCAAGAAAGATGGGTCTTTCAAGGACTGGATCGAGGACGCCAAAGATTTCGCGGACGCTTTAGGTCGAGCCCTCAAAGCCCTGACTAAGCTCCTCGCCAAGATGGATTCGTCCGCGACGATCAAGCTCATGACAGGTGCTCTGAACTTGGCTGCCAAGGCTCTCGGGTTCTTGACCGGCAAGATCGCTCCGCTCCTGCCTGCATTTCAGGGGCTCATTGGGGTGATCCAAGCGGTGAAGGACGCATGGAACGGGCTGAAAAGCGCGTTCTCATCCGGCTTGAAGATCCCGTCTTTCAAACTCCCCTCACTCCCCTCATTCCCGGGGTTCAAACCAAGCAGTAGTGGCGGGAGCGCCGCCGGGGGCGCGACTGCGGGGGTGGTGTCGGCGGCGTACAAGAAACCAAAGAAGCCCGTGCGGGTGCAAACGTCTCTAGCTGCGTACACATCGCTCCGCCTTGGTGCCCCGCCGCCCTCTACCCCCGGCGCCCTCCAATCACAAGGGAAGGCTGCGCTTGATCAGACGTACAAGAGCCATGGCGGGTACATGGACGACCCGAAATCCGGTGGGGGTAAGGGCAAGGGCGGCAAGAAAGCCAAGAAATACCGCAACCCTTACAGGGGCATGGCGGCCAATATCATCGCAGGCTTGCCGGTTGTCGAGTCCGACGTTCGCAACGCAATCCGCGAGTACGGCAAGGACACCAAAGAGCTGATGGCCGATGTGGCCAAGAGCACCAGCGGTGAGAGTGTCGTGGAAAGCATTGGGTCGAACGTCTTGTCGATGCGGGACAACGCGGCTGACCTGATTCGCAACAAGCAGGACGCCCTGCGCGATGCTGCGTTGTCGCTGCAATCAGCAGGGTCTAAGGCAGCGGCCAAGAGAGCCTTGCAGGAGGTTCGCTCTGCGCAAGCTTCGCTAGCTGCCGCTCAAGAGAATCAGCGACGCCTGAACATCGCCACGGCGATGATCCAAGCGCACCAGACCATCACCGAAGGGAGCGTGCTGGCGCTCGTCGCAGGGGCGTCGGCCAGCAACGCGACTCTGGCCGAGATCGCGGAGGCCCGTGGCAGGATCGCGGAAAAGATCAGCCAGGCAACGAGCGATCTAAAAGCCGCAGAGGACACCCTGAGGGACTACGCAAAATCTGTTGCGGACTCCACGAAGTCCTACGCTTCAATCATCGGGGTTCAAGCTCGGATGATCGACGGAGTGCAGGCGGCACTTACATCTACCGACATCAACCAGAGTGTCAGGGATCGGCTGGAGAAAGCCAAGAACTTCCAGCTAGAACTCCGGCAGCTCGCCAGCATGGGGCTGTCCAATGACGCCTACAAGCAACTCGTGGATGCAGGGGTTGAGCAGGGTGGGGAGACAGCTCGCGCCCTCATCGCTGGCGGGGCTGGCGCTGTCCAAGAGTTGAACGACCTGATGGCCCAGCTCGACACTGTGGGCAAGGGGATCGGGTCGGACTCGTCCACCCGTCTCTACCAAGCTGGGGTGGACGCGGCGCAGGGGCTCTTGGACGGATTGAAGTCTCAGGAGACCGCGCTGGCGGCAGCTGCTGAGCAGATTGCGGCCTCTTTGGTTGCTGCGGTGAATCGTACTTTGGGCATCGCCAGCCCGTCCCGGGTGATGATGGAGTCGATGAAGAACGTCGGGGACGGCCTCGTGTTGGGTCTCTCCGCGCAGATGGGCAAGGTCTCTCGGGCAGCGGAGAGTCTGTCTGGAATGATCGCGGTCTCCCCCGAGGTTGCCGCCCACTCTGCGAAGATGGGAGAATCCCCTTACGTTTCCGGAAACGCTCCCGCCAAGGAGTTCAACCTGACGGTAGTCACCCCCACGGAAGATCCCTATGCGGTCGCCATGGAGACCATGAACGAGATAACAGGGAGGCTGTGACGGCATGGCCTACGACGGCTGGTTGGAGTTCAATGGCGTAGAGCTGGTGAACATATCCCGCACCGCGCAACTCGCGGAGGCTCTTGGCATTGACGGGGTGTGGGTGGACTCGCAGAGTGTTGCTTGGATTCCTGCGTCCTTGGGCGGCCCATCCTACGACTTCGTGGAGAACGCCCCGTGGTTTGATTCGGGGTATACCCCTAGTGGCGAGTTCGCTGGGGCGGTTCCCCTGTCTTTCAGCGGCCTTGACAACGATGCGCTGGAATCGCCAGTCACTGAGTACGTTCTCGGCGGCGGGCGTATTGGTGCCCCCGTACGGAAGGTGCTCCCCATCGTGGCGAGCGTGGCTCTGGTCGGGTCTACCGAGAGGGGCGTTGAGTACGGGATGCGTTGGCTCAGTAAGCAGCTCATGGGCGGTAACGCTGGCGCGTGCTCTGGAGGGGTGCTCAAGTACATGAGGCACGCTGGGTACATGGCCCCTCGTGTCCACCGCAGGAATGTCGGACTGACCCGTGGGCTGAGCGTAACCCAGAAACGTACGGGCGATTGCTCTACGATCTGGTTGGTTACGTTCACCTTGACCGCTGGGGAATCCCCTGAGTATTCAGAGCCCGAGTTCCTGCTTGGGGATCTTGGCGCCCCGCTTGCGACTGGCCCCTCGGTGCTCAGCAACGGCGCCCTGCCGATCACGTACTCGCGGTGCCCTTCGTACAACTACTCTCCTATCTATGACCCCCAGAATCCCGCGTTGGTGGCCGCACCGACACCACCGAACTTCTACCCCTCAGGGTGGGTTCCGCAAGACGGCACCGTGATGGACAGGTTTTGGGCGAAGATAAAAGCACCCGAACCCAACACCCTCCCGTACGTCCCTATAGTCACCTTGCGGGCGACAGATGAGGCTGCTCGGATGGTGCGGGTGTCCATCTACGACGCGGCGGCCCCGATAGATTCTCAGTGCGAAGCGCTCTGGACATCGACGGTCTCCTATCTACCCCCTGAGCAAGACCTCTTGATTGACGGGGAGGAACGGGCGGCTTACGTGTTGATGGGGAACGGGGGTAAGCGCCGTGCGGACAGCTTGGTTTTCGGGCCGGAGGCTTCCCCGATCCAGTGGTCAGACATTGATGGGCCGTCAGAGCTTCTGGTTGCGCTTGATATAGGGGTAGCATCTTCTGGGAGTACCGTCCGTGCAGCGTTGAGCACGGTCAAGAAATCGGGATGATGTTTCCAGAAACGGAGTAGCTGTGACCAGATACCCTGCGGACACTATCTGGTATCTGCCAGGGGGTGACGCTGCCGCACGCATCGCGTCTTTCACCGGGTACAGCAAGAACCTGAGCGGCCCTTTTGAGGAGCGTGCGTACGAGCTTGTCTCCTTCCTAAAGGCGCAGACTGAGGCGTCAGCCACTGGGCTTCCTACTAGGCTCCATTACGACGTTCCTCTGGAGTACGCAGGCGGCGCGGGGGCTTTCGTGACAACCGTGATAGCAGCGGAAGGTAGCTTCTTTCAGTGGGCTTTCCCGACCACTCCAGCGGGGAAGAAAAGGGCAGTATCCCTGTGCGTGGCGCGGCACAACGACATCCCCTCTCTATCGGACATCAGGGACGCAGACCCTGATCCCGGGGACGCCCCCGTCCCCTCAGCCACAGAAATCATCAATGCCCCCGGCGCTACTTGGTGGAGCTCGACAAATCTGTCGTTCGGGTACGACCTTGAAAACCCTGTGGTTGGGGGTGTGTACGGGCCTAAGGCGAGCCAGCTAGAACCGGGCACTAAATACTGGGCTGTCCTGCTGCCGACCTTCGTGAACGCTGACGGCTCAGGAACCCCTGTCTGTGTTCTAGGAGCCTCCAAGACAGACAAGACAGGTCGCATCGCGGCGTTCTGGACAAACCGCAGGCCCCGGAAGCCGACGATTGCGTACCCACCCACGGGCCTCGTGCTCTCGGAGGGGGATACTTTCGGGATCGGGCTGGCTCCGAGCGCAGATCCTGACACCGTTCCGTCCAAGCCCGACACCTACTCCAATCGTGGCCTGACCGGAGCCCAGGTGCAGTATGCACCCGTCCCATCTCCGGCCTCTCCGAACCCTGAGTGGCGAGACCTACCCATAAAAACCACTGGGGGGATGACCCCTGCATGGTTCATCGACGGCTCCCCAGGCGCCCCGATGCTACCTCCAGAACTCCTGTCGAACACGACTCTTGTAACGATGGCGGGGTGGGATTCATCCGACGCTAACCGAGTGTTCCTTGGCGGAGGAAACATCGGAGAGGGTTCTAGTAACGCTGCGCTGGTTGCCCACGACTCATGGGTGCAGACCAGCACCGCGATCCCGGTATCTGCGTCGCCGCAACAGTTCACTGTAGGGATGAAACTCGCGGGCTGGTTCGTCTACAACCAAGGAGGGGCCTTCGACAAAACAGTGAACCATGAGGTGAAGGTCACCTATTTGAACGCCAACGATGGGGAGATCTCGTCGTCGGTAGTGTCCAGCGGGAACCTGACCCAAGGGGGCGCTGCGACCATTCAGACTGTCGTCTCGGCCCCCGCCAACACCGCAACGATTCGCCTCCGGCTGACCGCTAAAGAGGCTACGTGGAGCGACAGCAACGGCGGCCCATATACCAGCACATCCAGCCACCCACCAGCTTTCATGGCGGGTGTGTATTTCGCTTTGCCGTCCGTCAAACGAGTGGGGCAGATGTTGTCTGGCGACCCAGGGCAGGTCAAGCGCCTGCTAACGAACGGGTCTATCACGGTGAAGGTTGCCGAGGAACCTAGCGATGCCTACGTAGGTCTCCATGGCCCCACGGGAGTTCTCCCCGCTGGGGTATGGCGGCTACGTGCGCGAGTCATGGACGCGGGAAACCCGTGGACGTACTCAGAGTCCGGCACTTACCCGTTGAACGGTGACCCGAACAACCCGCTGCGCGTGTCCCCGAGCGTTTACCCCGAGTCGAACACTTCTGACTGGTCAAATCCGGTGACGATCACAGCGCAGTCGAGCCTGCTCCCTCCACTACCGCTGTCGCCTGCTGAGGGGCTGGCACTACCTGTCCCGGTGGGGAGCGAAAAGCTGACATTCATGTGGCAGTTCAGGTCAGCTTCAATCCCGCCCAAAGAGCAAGCCAGCTACACCGTGCGTTTCCGGAAACGTGGGTCGGCACACTGGATCACAGCGTCCAGCGCGTCCGATAGCACGTTCCACGAAGCCGACGCTGACGACGCCACTTTCGAGGAAGGTGAGTGGGAGTGGCAGGTGTCTGTCGTGGATACGGACGAGAAAGACTCAGGGTGGTCTGAGGTTGCCTACTTCTGGATCGTCCCTCCCCCCAAGAGCGGGGATGTAATCCCTGCCCCGGGAGCTACTCTCGACGGCGGGACTCTCGGGTGCGGAACATATCGCGTGTTCGTCTACCGACGCGGCGGGTTTACCCGTGTAGGGGAACTAAAAGGACTCAGCAAGCTGGAGTGGAATCGAGTCCGCGACGACATCAGCACCGCTACGATCTCCGTTGCCGATTGGGATATCGACTGTGGAAGCCTGCTCGCTTCCTTGCAGACTTGGGCCTACGAGCTGGTCATTTACCGGGACAACGGGTACTCAGTGGACAGGGTGTGGGAGGGGCCGATCACCCTGCTCACCTACGCCCACGATGAGGTGACAATCCAAGCCAAGGACATGATGGGGTATGCGTACCGTCGAATCCTCCGGCAGCGGCTCGCGGACTCTGGCGCCGGGGACACCGTAGTAGGCAGGGCCACTCGTGCTTTGCAGAGTGCGTTCGCTCCGGAAGATCCACGGATTCTCGCCTACATGCGACCCATCCGAAACTCGAACGACGCACGACAATGGCGAGTCACCCCCGCCTACAGTCGCACCGTGTTCGAGGAAGTGGATGATCTGGCTGCGAACGCCGGTCTCGACTACACCTGCATCGGGAGGTCAATCCTCCTGTGGGGCACGAAGAACCGGATCGGTTCTTTGCCTGAACTAACGGACAGAGATCTTGGGGCGGCGCCGATTGTGTCGGAGTACGGCATGAGCACATCGAACTTCTATGTGGTGTCGGACGGGAATGGCGCGTACGGGACTGCGGATCGCTTCGGGGGTGACAGCCTACAGACCTATGGGCGGATTGAAATCTTGGCGAGTACGTGGACTGCGGACTCTACCACTTCGCCGTCTGCGGACTTCTCGCAAGAGGGGGTCGAGAAGGTGAAGGAGTCGTATTCTAAGTTCGCAGAGCGGGCCATCGCAGATCGGTTCCCGCCCCCGATGGTGGTTCGGGTTCCGGACAATACATCCCTGAACCCGGATACTCCGATCACTATTCAGCAGCTAGTCCCAGGAGCGGCTGTCCCGCTCAGGTCTGAGGCAACCTTGCGAACGGTGAAAGCGACACAAAAGCTGGACTCCGTAAAGGTGACCGTGCAGGAGGGCAAGGAAGTCGTGTCCATCGTGCTGTCCTCGTTCTCGCGGGACGACGCCAGCATGGGGGGCGGGGAGGAAACCTAATGGCTGACCAACAGAACTGGCGAACCGGAACGGACGCGAACGACTACTTCCTGCACCAGAAGAAACAGATCCAGATGGCTGACCGAAGGCCCGTAATGCACAAGGCGTCAGATCTTGTGGGGCCGGGGATCGACAGGTTCGCTGCGAGGATAGACGACTTCAATAGCATCAAGGCCACGTTCGACGGGTATTTTTCGGCGCTGTCCACGGCGTTCAATGCGCCTTCCGCTACGGAGAACTTCGTCGGGGTCGTGACTGCGGACGAGTCTCTCGGGGGTGTGCAGACTTTTTGGGGTCTCTCCACAGGGACGATGTTCCGTAGGGTGTTCAACCGGAACGCTCAGATCCCTGAGTTCATCACTTATACGGCGTGGACTCAGGAAGCGGCCCCTCCGGTTCCTCCACCCCCGCTGTTGCTGCAATCCGGGGTAGCGACCCTATCGTTCTTGTCCGCCACCTCTGCGTCGGCCACGGTGACTTTCCCAACCGCGTTCCCTGCGGGGGTGACTCCTGTCGTGGTGTCCACGTACGTTGGCGGAGGGGGCATGACGACGGGGGTTCAGAGCATCACAGAGACTGGCTTCCTGCTGTCTGCTGTGTACGCTGCCGGGGCGATCACTGGCTCATTCGGGTTTGGGTGGATCGCTCATGGGGAGTGAAGCGTTTCCGGAAACGAGGCGTCCTCGATCCGGAGATAGGGGGCCATATACTGCGCTATAGCGGTAACCGCAGGGACTACAACGGAGTTCCCGAACTGTTTGTACGCTTGCGTGTTGCTAACGGGGATACGGAAGTCGTTGCCAAAGCCCATCAATCGGGCGCACTCCCTCGGAGTCAGTCGCCTGGGGCGACCTACATCGGGCTGGTCGATCAGTATTTCTGACCCGTCCTTGTAGTAGCGGGCCGAAAGAGACCGAGTGGTTTTGTCTGGACTGACTAATCCGTACCCAAAACCGTTCCCCGCTGCTTTGTGTTTGGCTGCGTAGTCTTGGAGATACCCCCATAAATGGTCTGTCAGCGTGAACTTTTCGAGTGCCCTCCCGTCAGTGCCACAGAACCTGCCAGAGTCGTGAGCCAAAGGAGTGTCCCCGATCTTGTGCAGGATCTCCCCTACAGTGTGTTGGCCCGTAGGGGGGAGGGACATGGAGTTTAGGTCAAACCCATCGGAGTCACGGAACCCGACAATGAATAGGCGTTCCCTGTGCTGCGGGGTAAAACACTTCCCATCTATCACACGGTAAGAGACCCGATACCCAAGGTCACTTTCTAGAACCGAGAGAATAGTTCGGAACGTTCGCCCCTTGTCGTGGGACAGTAGATTCTTCACGTTCTCCAGCAGGAGGGCGCGAGGGCGTTTCGCGGCTAAGATCCTTTTCACATCAAAGAACAAGGTTCCCTGCGTCGGGTCGTCAAACCCATGCGGGCGATTCAGGGAGTTCTTTTTGGAAACCCCCGCGATGCTGAAAGGTTGGCACGGGAACCCCGCGAGTAGGAGGTCGTGGTCTGGGATCTCGGTCGCATCTAACTCAGCAACATCACCGGCGAACATGTGACCCGGAGCCTCCGCAAAGTTGGCTCTGTATGTCTGACGGGCGAACCTGTCTTTTTCTATTGTCGCCACACACTGGCCTCCGACGGAATCGAAGGCGAGGCGCATCCCACCAATCCCTGCGAATAGATCTACAAAAGTAAACTCAGGCTTCGTCATGACCCCACCGTTCCCAGCGTGAGGGTTCGCCCAGCCCTTTGGTGAGAGTCCTCCGGTGCAGGCGCCACGACTGATCCGAGGTACTGACCCACGGGGTTCCGGGCTGGACTAGCTGGGTGGATAGTTTTGCGTCCTTCACTGGGTACGCTTTCAGCCCGGTCAGCACGCCGTAGGAGGTTCTCCACTGAGGGACACCCTCCTCCATGCCCCGGGCGTCCACCCACGTCTGGAGTACCTCGTGCATCAGGTGTGGCTTTGCCACTAGCGGACGGTGGACTTCGTAGGAGTTGGGGTCTTTATGCCCCAGTGACGCCAACCAGTCCTTCGTGAGTCGCAAGGAGTTAGACCACCACGTGCCGTTTCCGCCCCCGGAGACCTTGTGGATCTGCTGTTCCAGTGAGCAATCCCGTCGTACAGGAAGGATCGACCCAACAGGGTCTAGGCAGAAGAAGTCGTCGTTCATGTAGATGGCCTCTTTGTAGCCAATCTTGCTGGCTTCCTCGGATGCGATCCTGATGTTGTCGAATACCGCCAGCGGCGTTGAGTCGTAGTGGTTCCCTTCAATGTGCCTGTCCGGGTCTAGCCATGAAGGTAGATACCCGACAGTCCACAACATTAGTGGGCCGTCGTCCAGATGGAGGTTGGCTTCCCACGAGCGGGCGGCGTACCGGAGTTCTTCGTTCGTGTCCCCAGGCCGGACTGGGCAGATGAGCAGGCGCATTTGGCTTTCTCTTTCTTGCTGGTCACCAGCGGGGGATATCCCCTTGCCGGGAGTAGAACCCCCCGCTGGCATTGATGGCTTGGATCTGGTCGAGTGTGTTCGGAATCTGGTCGAGGTCGCTCAGAAGCTTCGCTCTGGAGGCTCTGCACGATACGCATAGAGCCTCCCCCGGCTCTCTGATGGCGCTCCCTTTTGCGAGGCGCGAGGGGTCTTTCACGTCTACGGCGATCCCACAATCTGAACACTTGTACATGTCAGAATCGCAAACCCTTTCCTTGGTGCCGTCGTTCTAGGTGCCGGTCGATTGCATCGTCCAGTACCTTCCTGCGCTTGTGCGGAGAGTACCACCCGCAGGAGCAGGTTGCACCGCGAGCGGCGCCGTATCGGATGGTTGCTACCCGGGGTGACCCCCACTCATGAGGCGGGGTTCGTTTCTGGAAACCTCCGAGGTTCACGACATCTCTCCGAACTCATCTAGCAGGAGCATGTACGCCGAACCGAGATGGAAGGCGGTTGAGTCATCTTGGGTTCTGGGGTCAGGGCGCGCTGACACCCGAGTCGTGGCAGGCGGCCCTTCCATCGTGAGCACTTCAAGTATCCGCGAGTCGAGCTCTGACACCTTCAGGAGGAGGTTGGCGAGAGGCCTCTCTGTGTCCGAGAGGTCGCCCCAGCTTATCTCGATGGACAGGGCTACACCGCGTCCGTTGTGGTCGATGGGTGCGATCTCAACCTCGGGGTACAACTCGGCCAGCTCGTCGGCCAGAGTGCTCAAAGCCTTGCAGGTTCTCTTGTAGTTACCAGACACTGAGTAGTTTTCTGGGTTGTCGTGCGCTTTCATACCATCTCCTAGTATCCGGTTCCTGTTTTCCGATTGCTTCCGATGTGCCTGCTGTGTGGAACATCGGCGGCTCCAAACCACCCGAAGGCGTAGTTGGGTTCTAGTTTGAGCGACATGGCGGGTTCTGCACCCCCGTCGCATTGGTCGGCTTCCTCCCTAGTCGGCCACGGCACGTCGAGCACCGACGACCGGAGCAGGCACGGGTTTGTGGTGAAGGGGCGTTCACGGCGCACCCATGGAACTCCGCCAGTCCGGTGCTTGGAGATCCCGTACCCTCTCACTTCATGGCTGGCGATGAACCCGTGCCGCCTCTCTACGCCGTAGACCGGCTGACGCTGGACGTTTAGCTGAGCTAGGTCATAGTGCTCGTCCATGACACCCACCATGAGGCCGACATTCAGCGGTCGTGTGAGGGTGAAGTCCTCCTCCCACAAGAACACGTAGTCACTTCGCGGGGTCAGGTCGTAGGCCACTTCCCACACCTTGTTCATAGCGGACAGATACCCTTCGTTGTCTTGACCTACGCTCGCCACCTTATACCCGCGCTGGGCCAACCAAGCACGATGCGCGGAACTACCAGAGTCGTCCACGATCACAGGCTCACGTAGGCCCCGAGAGAATACTCTCAGTGAGTTCAGGGCTGTTTCCAGAAACATTCTCTTGCGGTGGCTCACTACGATGAGCGGTAGCTTCCCCGTCATTCCGTGAACCACCGAGCCGCTGCCACGAGTATGTCCGCCGTACGGCAGGCTGAGGACTGACTGGTTCGGGTGTGATCCCACCCGTGCGGGCAGTCCTCACGGGGCTGACCACGGTCGTAGCAACAGTCCGAGCAGGCCCAGCCGATCACCGTCTCGGAACAACCCTCATATTCGCCCGTCCAAATGCGGGTACACCCATAATCGTCAGGGTGGTCGCACTCGCCGTAGACCTTGATGGGTTCATGGAGCTGCCCGATCTGGTTGAACACTTCCCTCAGCACATCGAGCTCGTTCGTGTCATTTTGCATCTGTTCCCTCTCTGTCTTTCTCCGTCGCCAACCAAGGCAGGGCGTTGCCGTAGCCGTTGCCGT